CAATAATGCTGGCAGCGTCACAAGTTACACAAGCGCATGGGTCAATTACTCCAACTATCTGACCATCTGTGGCTTAAGTGGCTGTGGTTTTGCGCCCGCATATATTACGGCAGAATATGGAGCGGGCGGAATTTTGCTCCTGGTGGGCCCGGCGATTGGTCCTGTGCCATGGAGAGCAGCTGTAACGGCTAAGGCCACTCAGGCAGGCAGTTTTGGTGGCTCCTTTAGGCTTGGCGGTTTAGCGCAAAATGCAAACCTTGCCCCATGCAGCAACGACGCGCCAAGTCTTAGCATCACACTTGATGGAATTAAAACTTATACGGTTAGTGGCTCATGGGAATTCAGCAATAATCAAAGCACCGTTCTAAGGACATGGAAGGGTGCGTCTGGCAGTTCTAATCCCATCCTTCCGTAATGGCTAACTTCCCTGCGCTAACACCAAGCAGTCGCACCTATATCCCAGGTGCTCGGGCTAGCACTGCTTTGGAAATCCTTAGTGGCGATGAGGTGAGTGTGCGCCATGGCAACGGCCGCAGTGGCGATCAGTTGAGCATGACTTTTAAGCAAATGACACGGGCTGAGCATTACAGCCTTTTGAGTCATTACGCTTTCCATGGACGGTTTGAGGCGTTTGATCTCACTGCCACTACCCTTGCGGCTACCAATCTGACATTCCCTACTGGCCATCAATGGATCTACGCTGAAACTCCAGAGTTTGAGGAGATATGCGATGAAATCAATGGAACGGTGTCGTTAATTCTGATCCCCCCTTACACGATTTGACATGCCAACCTTCCCTTCGCTAGCACCGGATCAAGTCTCTTATGACTTGGGTGATCTCAACATCTCTGAGGCATCAACCGTTGCCAGCGGGCCAGTGCGATTCAGGCATTCGCTCAAGAACAACGGTCATAGCCTGCAGTTGACTTTTCGTGATCGGATTGAGTCCGATGTGGAATTGATCCGCACGCATTGGAACGAATCCGATGGATCGCATGGCTACTTTGAGGTGCCATCAACGGTCTGGGGCGAAGCCGATAATGTTGTCGCCACTGATGCTTTGTATCGTTACGCTTCGCCACCCGAAGAAACACAGAAGGGTGTTTATTTCGATGTGACAGTCACCTTCAGGATTCTTGAAGGGTGGGATTTAGACATTGCGCTCAGCGGAGGAGCTGCGGCTGAAAGGCTTGTCGAAGCATTCGAGAACATCGCCTTCACTGGTTATTCGCCCTTTAACTTGCTAGCGTATGACGCGGATCCACCGGATGCCGAGAAACTGCTGCTAGCTGGCGGAGCCTGACCCATGCCCACTGCAACAACAGTTCCGGTCAAGATGGCGCAGCGGCGCGACACCGCCGCCAACTGGACATCCGTCAATCCAACGCTACTGGCTGGTGAGATCGGGATCGAATCCGACACCGGCAAGTTGAAGATCGGTAATGGCAGCAGCGCCTGGAGCAGTCTGAGCTACATTCCCGCCTTTTCTCTTACTGGCCTGCCGGTCAGTGTGGCCCAGGGCGGCACGGGGCAGACGACCTACACCAATGGTCAGCTGCTGATCGGCAATACCACTGGCAACACGCTGACGAAAGCAACGCTGACGGCTGGCACTGGCATCAGCATCACCAATGGCAGTGGGTCGATCACCATCACATCATCGGCAACTGGTGATGTAGTTCTTGCCAGTAACAATGCCTTCACTGGTGCCAATACATTTACCAATTCAACTGGTCAAATTTTTAGGCAAGCATCAACTCAGGATGGTGTTTTGCTGCGAGGTCGAGCTGGCGGAACTAGCTCTTATACCGCTGAGATTGTTCCAAATACATTAACCGCTTCCCGAACTATTACATTGCCCGATGCCACTGGCACGGTGGCATTACTTGGAACCGCTCAAACTTTTACAGCAGTTCAAACGCTCACGGATCCGGCCATCATCGGCACGATCCTTGAGGACATTTACACGATCAGCGACGGTGCAGCGTTTGAGATCGATCCCGGCAACGGCAGCGTGCAGTTGATCACGCTTGGAGCAGCCCGCACGCCCAAGGCCACCAACTTTGCCGCTGGTGAGGCGGTCACCCTGATGGTGGATGACGGCAGTGCATACACGTTGACTTGGACTGATGCCACGTTTGGCGGCTCTGGCGTGGTGTGGAAGACCGATAACGGCAGCGCCCCGACGTTGAATACCACTGGTTACACGGTTATTGTGCTTTGGAAAGTCAGCACCCAGGTGTATGGCGCTCGCGTGGGTAATGCGTGATGCTGGGTAAAGCACTTGCAGCGGCTGCTAAAGCAGTAGAGCCAGCTTACGTTGAGGACGTATTTCAGACGTGGTTGTATACCGGCAACGGCAGCACGCAGACGATCACGAATGGAATTGATCTAAGCGGCAAGGGGGGATTGGTTTGGACGAAAACTAGAAGCCTGACAAGTACAAACCACTTTCTGCTAGACACCGAGCGAGGGGTTAACAAATGGCTAGAAACAAATACAACTGATGCCCAAGGAACTGACGCCGGTATTAATTGGCAATTTTTGTCAACTGGATACTCGCAAAATAATAGCTACGGTGAGTGCAATCAAAGTTCCGCCACCTACGCCTCCTGGACCTTCCGCAAGCAGGCGAAGTTCTTTGATGTGGTGACTTATACGGGGAATAGCACTACCGGGAGAGCAGTCTCTCATAATCTCGGATCTACGCCAGGATTTATAATCATCAAACGCACTGACTCCACTGGTGATTGGTTTTGCACGCATAGAGACCTGACCAACTTTGGGCAACATCTATTCGTAAATCAAACAACAGCGGCATCGTCAAATGTGCAATGGATTGCAAATGTCACTAGTACGCAGTTTCAAATTTATCAAGATGCCAACTTAAATGCATCAGGCGCCAGCTACGTCGCCTACCTGTTCGCGCACGACGCCGGCGGGTTTGGCGCTGCCGGAACTGACAGCATTGTTAAGTGTGGAACTTACACGGGTAATGGAAGCAGCAGTGGCCCTCAGGTCGATCTGAGCTGGGAGCCGCAATGGCTCATGCTGAAGCGTACAAACGGCGAGGCGGGTTGGTACATCTATGACAATATGAGAGGTGTTGCGACTGGAGGAGTTGATGCAAATCTGCTACCCAATTCAAGTCAGGCAGAAGATAGCAGTTTTGATTACCTTGATTTCAACGCAACAGGTTTCAAGTTAACAACATCATCTAATGATCATAACGGCAGTGGTGATACATACATCTACATCGCCATCCGACGCGGGCCGATGAAGACGCCCACCGATGCGACGAAGGTGTTTGCACAAATAGCCAGAACAGGCACAGGAGCGGCGGCGACCATCACAGGAACCGGATTCGCACCTGATGCGATGGTCTATCAATCCCGATCTAATGCAACTGGAGCTTCTTGGCAAACACGTTTGCAGGGTGGATCGCCTCGGCTCTCATCAGCCAGTACCGCAGCGGAAAGTGCGGATAACGAATTAGATTTTGGACTGACGATGGATGGCATCCGTGTCCTAACTGGAGATGGAGTTATCAATTTCAGTTCTTGGACTTATATCAACTATTCCTTCCGCCGCGCTCCGGGCTTTTTTGACGTGGTGGCTTATACGGGGACTGGAGCGGCCCGCACGGTGAATCACAATCTTGGCGTGGTGCCTGAGTTGATGATTGTTAAAAGGCGAGATGCAGTAGAGTCTTGGTTTGTTTATTCTTCTGCATTAGGAAATACCAAGTATTTAACCCTTAATGGAACAGCAGCTAGTGCAACAGGTACTGATTTTTGGAATAGCACAAACCCAACATCAACTCAATTCACGGTCGGCTTAGATTTAACAGCCTCAAATTACATCACCTACCTCTTCGCCTCCTGCTCTGGCGTCAGCAAGGTCGGCAGCTACACCGGCACCGGCACCACGCTCAGCATCGATTGTGGCTTTACCAACGGTGCGAGGCTAGTTTTGATCAAACGCACCGACAGCACCGGCGACTGGTACGTCTGGGACACCGCACGCGGCATTGTCAGTGGCAACGATCCCTACCTGCTGCTCAATTCCACTGCAGCCGAAGTCACGAACACTGACTACATCGACCCGCTGAGTTCTGGCTTCCAGATCAGCTCCACCGCCCCTGCCGCCATCAACGCGAACGGTGGCAGCTTCATCTACCTCGCCATCGCGTAGACCCATGGAACTTCGTAACCGCACCACAGGCGATGTCATCACCGATGACGAGTTTCGCCGCATCAACGCCGGCACATCCTTCCCGGCGGTGCTGAATACCGAGATTTTCGACAGTTTCGGCTACGACCCGGTGTTGGAAGGCCCGCAGGCCACCACCATCCCGCCGTACCAGTACAGCCAACGCGATGGCGTGGTTGAGGTGGACGGCAAGTGGTTCACGCACTACATCGCCGGCCCTGTCTTCCACGACTACACCGACGACAAGGGCGTGGTGCATACCGCTGCCGAGCAATATGAGGAGTATTGCTTTGCCAAAGATGCAGAGCAGGGCAAGGTTGTTCGCACTGATCGCAACAAGCGCCTAGCTGATTCGGACTGGACGCAGTTGCCTGATGCCCCAGTGGATCATGCCGAGTGGGCCACCTATCGCCAGGAGCTGCGCGACGTGACCGATCAGCCCGGCTTCCCCTGGAAAATCACCTGGCCCACTGAACCCTGATGGCCGTCCGTTCTAAAACCGGAACAGCGCGGATCGAGCATCAGCCCGGTCCGCCGAAAACATCACGTCAGGGATTTGGGCAACACAGCCGCCCACGCAGACGCGGCAAGAAACCACTCAGGGGCCAGGGGCGCTGAGATGGATCCCGACACCCGCGAGAACTGGCGCAAGATACGCGACCACCTCGAAGCAGTCGGGAAGACGGATAATCACTACTACCGCCGTGCGGTAGCAATCTTGCAGGGCAGCCCGGACCCGTTCGATCGCTACCATAGAAATGATGCAAGCCTGGGCGATGGCTGAAGAACCACAGAGCGTTGGTGGCGTCTTCTCCGCCTCGCTCCCAACAGTCTTGGCTACTGGCATGGTCGCTATTGGCGGCCTGTTGATCTCGATGCAGATCCAGTCCGCCAGGATCGAGGCCACCGTGGTGCAGATGGCGAAGTCGATCGAAGAATTGAAGACCGATAGCCGCAGCGAGCTGGCTGATCTCGACCGGCGTGTGCGGGCGCTTGAGATTCGCCCATAATCGGATAGCCAGACGCTATTGCTATGTCTGCTGAAACTCTCGCGATCATCGCGATTATCGTTGCCGCCGGCAGCGAGATCATTGGTATGTCGAGCCTTAAATCAAACAGCTGGATCCAGCTGCTGCTGCAGGCGCTGAAGATCATGTTCCCGAAACGTCGCTGACCACATGGCCAACACGGCACCGATCACGCTGCAGACACTGTTTCGGTATTACAAGGGCCTCCCCCATCAGGCCGCGGCGATCAGCTTGTTAGAGCAGGACTTGGCCGCCAATGGATACCAAGTAGCGATGCGGCGTGATCGGCCGTGGTTTGAGGCATGGAGCCAAGATGGCAAGCAGCTGGATCTCAGTGCCGGCATCAACCTGATCAAGCAATTCGAGGGTGTGCATCTTGCTGCATATCCTGATCCGCTCAGTGGTGGCGAGCCGTGGACGATCGGCTATGGCACCACCCGCTATAGCGGTGGTGTGCCTGTGAAGCGCGGCGACAAGATCAACATGATCGAGGCCGACATGCTGTTGCGGCTGGAGGTGGATCGGATTGCCAGCAAACTGGCCAGCACTATCCCCCACTGGAAGGTGATGGATGACAACCAGCGATCGGCGCTGGTGAGCTTTGCCTACAACCTGGGTGAAGGTTTTTACGGTGCTGCCGGCTTCGAGACCATCAGCAAAGTGCTGCGCGAGCAAGCCTGGGACAAGGTGCCCAAGGCCATGGAGTTGTACAGGAACCCTGGCACAAATGTGGAGGCTGGTCTGCTGCGGCGGCGTAAGGCTGAAGGCGAGCTATGGGGTGACCACCGGCCGAAAACTGAGCCGATACCGGCCCGGTTGACGCCTGACTCATCGTTCAGCGCACGGATCACACCACACATCCGGCTCGGTGAATTTGCGTTGGATCAGGAGGCCCGGCGCTTTCAGCATCAATACCAAGTGAACACCGCAGCAGAGTTGGCATCGTTCTTGGAGCGTGTGCGCAAGCAGTTCGGTGGCAGGGGGATCATCATTACCTCCGGTTATCGGCCAGCTGCAATCAACGCCTCAGTTGGCGGCGCCAACAATAGCGAACACCTCTACTCCGCCCCCGGCGTTGGCGCCGTTGACTTCGTGGTCGATGGCGCCGACATGAAAGCTGTCGAAAAGTGGTGCGACGAGAATTGGCCGTTCAGCCTCGGTTACGCTGCTCCAGCCTTCATTCATCTCGGCCGCCGTGCTGATGGCCAACGGCGTCGCTGGGATTACACCTGATGTTGCTGCCTGATCACGAGATCGCCCGTCTGTGCAAGATGGAGGCGATGGTGACGCCGTTCAATCCCGATCACATCAACCCGGCCAGCTTGGATGTAACCCTGGGCGATCGGATCATGATCGAGGTGGCGGGGCACCCTGAGCTGCAGATCCTCGGCATCACGGGCCACACGGAGGAGGATCCGTTCTGGATTCAACCTGGCGAATGGTTCCTGGCGGAGACCAGAGAAATCTTCAACCTGCCCGATCATGTCGGTGCGCAGTTTGTACTGAAATCCAGCCGGGCCCGTGAAGGCTGGGACCATGCTGAGGCCGGCTGGTGTGATCCAGGATGGTATGGCTCCAGGCTGACCATGGAGCTGAAGAACAGCCGCCGGATGCATCCGCTGCCGATTTGGCCTGGTTTGAAGATCGGGCAGATGAAGTTCCTGTTGGTGAGCGGACGGCCTGACCGGAGCTACGCGGAATGTGGAAGATATAACGCTGATCTCGGCGTCACCGCCAGCAAGGGCTAGCGTTTAATCGCGTGCAGTTGGGATCTGGCCTCAGCGGGACGGCTGGGGCTTTTTCATTGGATGCACCAGTGGCGCCATCCGTTGCCGGTGGATGATGCCAGGCGCCTCTGCTGGATCATCAAGCGGAATCAGGGTGTAGTCATCGCAGCCATGCTGCTCGGCGAAGGTTGTCGCCGCGATGTGGGTGTCGAACGGTCCGATGTGCCACGGACCGATTCGGAGGATGTAGGTCATGGGCAGAAGGATAGGGGCGCCGGAGCGCCCCGGTGGGGGTCAGCCAAGCAGGGAAAGAGCGAGCTGGCGGACTTGGTTGAGCTTCATGATCTGAGGCTCGGTAGCGCCGGGCATATAAACCCGGTAGGTAGGAGCACCGTGAATGCCGCGGCGGCTGGAGCTAAAAGAGGCGCGGTTGTTGCAGATGCCGATGCCAGCTTGGCCGATGATGGTGAAGGCGTCGCTGATGGTCATGGGTCCGTTGCGTTGATGTAGCAACTGTACCCCGCCGACGGGGCATATTCCCCCGCATACGGGGCACATTCACAAACCGTCACACTGCCTGCTTGGGTCGCACTCGCTACCGTTTAACAAGCCGGGGCTGCTGCCCATGCGGGCTTACATCGTGGAGATCACAGCCAAAGTGCTGCTGCGCTCCGAAACCGATGCCAGTGAGCTGCCGGCTGACATTTATTCCCAGATCGCAGAGTTCATACGCAACGACGACGACATCCTCGACCTAGAGGTCCACGTTGTTCCCCTGCCAGTCGATCTAAGTGGATCAGCACCGGATTGAGGAGACACGGCTGGTCACTCGGCGGTCCGCCCGTGATCAGATCCACCTGGCTTGGAATTATCAGTGCGCCTACTGCGGTGATCCACTCGGCCGCTCGCCAACGCTGGATCACGTCATCCCGAAAGCGCATGGCGGCCTGACTGTTCGCGAGAACCTGGTGAGCTGCTGCTTCATGTGCAACAGCCAGAAAGGCCACAAGCCATGGGTGGACTGGTACCGCGCCCAGCCGTTCTGGTCTGCGCTCAGCGAGTGGGCGATTGCCACCTGGCTACATGGTGAGCACGATTGTGACCACCAGGATGCCGCCTAGCCAGGTCAGCCCAAACACCACCACCGGTGGAATATTCATCGCGCTAACAGGTGGTCGAGGTACAGCTCGGCCTGCCACATATCGCTGGAATAGCGGCAGATGCCACCAACGCAGCTGCGGTAATACAGCTCGAATCCTGGCCGATCAAGCGTTTCAATCCAGCCACCATCACGCTCGGTGCGGCTGACCACTACTGGTTCTTCCATGTCGCCTCCTCGCGATGGATCCATGTCTTCAAGCCAGCCACATAGTCACGCAACACCTGCGCCTGTTGCAGGTGCCAATCCTCGCCGGAGTCAAACCACAGCCGATTATGCCGATCGATAGCCTGCAGCGACTGATGGATCAGCACATTCCACGGCTCACGGATTGGCGTGTTGAATTCACGCTTGGACACGGCGACCAGGGCGGCCTTTATCAGTCTGGCGAAGGCAACGCACGATCGAACATTTCGCACATCACTGCGTAGCGCCCACCACTGCGACGTGATTCCGGGATCATCAACTCGCAGCGATGCTTGCCCATATCCCATTGCAGGCAGTCCCAGCACATCACGCCAGCACTCTTGGGCCTGATGCTGGCCAGAGCGGCCTGAAAGACTGTCTCAGCACGCAGCAGCGCCTCTTGCAGCTGGATGGTGCCAGTGTCCACGTTTAACTGCTGCTCAGGCTTTGGCCCCAGTGTGATGAGTGCGTGCCAAGTCCGGTCAGCGCGATCGCAGACAAGCAACAGGCGGCCGGACTTCAAGCGGATCATTCATCCTCGCCGAAGCTCGGTTGGTGATACAACCGCTCTAGCTGCATCGTGATTGGCTCACTATCAACGATGTCTACCGGATCAGTTAAATCCTTGGCAACAAATGTCAGACGTGAGCCATAGGGCTTGATCACAAGCAAACCGACGCGGCGTGATTTAGCCAAAAAGCGGACGGCAGCCCACTCAAGCCAGGTCAGTTGGAGGTGTTCGCGCATGACTCCATCTTGGCGATCAATCGTTGCAGATACCACTCTGCTTTGAGCGCATCTTCCAAGGCGTTGCCCTTGAGCCACATGCGGATCATGTACTTCAGCGCCTGGCCCTGCAGGTATGCCGGGACCATGTGCGGCGCATCGGAGATCACCGCCTCGATGAAGTCGATCGCCTCGACGGTGCCGGCTTGGTAGTGCGGCGGGTGGTTCACGAG